TATACAGATAGACCAATAAACATATCATTTATCAGTTACTCACCATTAGACAATTAGTCATTAATTCTGTAAATAAAAAACGTTGTTATACTCTCACACTCTCATAAATATATTTTCTAGCCCTTTAATCAATGATACTACTATCCACCTATTACTAATTAATAAAAACTCTATAAAATAACCAATACAAGCCCTTAATCTTTTATTTTCCAGCCGATCAAAGCCAAAACCCCCACGAGCCAAAGGGCTCACATATATATATCTATCCATACTATGGTGGGAATATTAAGTCTATTAGTATTATCTAATATTGCACCATTCAATTAGGCATATTGACATGATTTTAAAAAAGGGCAATAATGGAGTTGGATAGCTATGTCTACGATACAAGTACAAGAGATCCTCTCAACACTTAAAAAAAGGCGAGAGGAGAATAAATTAAATTACTATCAACCCTATAAGTTTCAAAAGAGTTTTCATCAGGCAGGATCAGAATCCAACCAAAGATTGCTCATGGCAGCAAATAGGGTAGGTAAGTCCTATGTGGGTGCTATGGAAATGGCAGCACATCTAACAGGATTGTACCCTAAATGGTGGACTGGCAAGAAGTTTGATAAACCCGTTAAAGCATGGGTGTGTGGTGCAAGTAATGAAACCACTAGAGATATCTGCCAAAAAGAATTATTTGGGCAACCTGACAACCCAAGAGATAAGGGGAAAGGTTCTATTCCTAAACATCTCATTGGAGAAACGACAAGGAAACCTGGTGTTCCGAATGCACACTCATCAGTCCTTGTAAAACACAAAACAGGTGGTTGGTCTAGGGTTGCCTTTAAAGCTTATGAAATGGGTGCTGAAAAGTTTATGGGTGAGAGTTTAGACCTTATTTGGCTAGATGAAGAACCACCACAAGATATCTATTCTCAATGTATAACAAGAACACTTGACAGGAAAGGACAAGTATATCTTACTTTTACACCTGAATCAGGTATGACAGAGGTTGTGCAAAACTTTACTTCTGATTTAAGATCAGGACAGGCATTAATTACAGCAGGTTGGGAAGATGCTGAACATTTGACTCATGACATGAAAGAACAGATTTTATCTGCTCTACCACCACATGAAAGAGAATTAAGATCAAAAGGTGTTCCAATGATCGGATCAGGGTTAGTATTCCCTATAGATGAGGACACCTTAACCTGTGATCCATTTACCATACCCAACCACTTTTCTAGGATTGCAGGTCTTGACTTTGGCTATGACCACCCAACAGCAGTAGTTTGGGTTGCTTGGGATAGAGATAAAGATATTGTTTATATCTATGATTGCTACAAGATGTCTAAACAGACACCTGATTATCATGCAACTCACATAAACGAAAGAGAAGGTTCACACTATATTCCTATAGCATGGCCACACGATGGCTATCAACACGATAAAGGAAGTGGGATTACTCTAGCCGAGCAGTATCGTACAGCTCATGTCAATATGTTGCCTTTTCATTTTGAAAATCCACCAGCTTTAGGTGAGAAAAAAGGTGGTAATAGTGTTGAAGCAGGGTTGATGGAAATGCTTACTCGTATGGAACAAGGTAGATTTAAAGTATTCAATACCCTATATGATTGGTTTCAAGAGTATAGGTTATATCATCGTAAAGATGGAAAATTAGTAAAAATTAAAGATGATCTTATGTCTGCTACAAGATATGGGGTTATGAGTTTAAGACACAGTACAACAGAAACATCAAAGTGGAATAGAAAAGGTACTCTAGGCCCTGATGTCGCAATAGTTTAAAATGACAGATAAAAAACCAACATTAGCAACAACACCTACTCAAATGGCTTTTAGAATACAAGACATTGAAATTAAGTTAAATAATCTTGAAGAAAAATTGCAAAAATTAGAAAGAAAGGGATCAAATGGCAAAAAAACCAAAAAAAATGACTGAAGATGAATTAGCATCAAAATTATCTCAAGAAATAGAACAAGCCACAGGACATATGAATAGTGAACTCTCAGGACAAAGAGAGGACAATATGAAGTATTATCTTGGAGAAAAGTTTGGTAATGAGATAGATGGCAGATCAGAGATTGTAACAACTGATGTTAGAGATACTGTTGAGTATATTATGCCAAGTCTTATGCGTATTTTTACGACTCATAACAATATAGCTGAATTTGAACCACAAGGCCCTGAAGATGTGCAAATGGCACAACAAGCTACTGATTATGTAAACTATGTATTTAACAGGCAAAACAATGGTTTCAAAGTCTTATATGATGTGTTTAAAGATGCACTTATTAGCAAAACAGGTATTGTAAAACATTATTGGGAAGAAAAAACTGAAGTATCTACTGAACATTATGAAAATCTTACAGAGATTGAATATCAAGCAGTATTAGCTAATGATGAACTTGAAGTTTTAGAACACACAGAAACACAAATACAAGAAGCTCAATTAGATGAAAATGGCATGATGGTTAGTCCTGAAATCGTAAGCCATGCTTTGAAAGCAAAAAGAACAAAAACAAGTGGACAGGTTAAAGTTGTTGCTGTTCCACCTGAAGAATTTTTAATATCAAGGAGAGCAGTCGATATACATACTGCACAATTTATTTGTCATAGAGTAAAAAAATCAGTAAGTGATTTAATTTTAGAAGGATATGATCCTAAAATTGTAGAAAATATGCCAAGCTATTCTCAATCACAAGCTGAATATAATGAGGAAAGACTTGCAAGATTTAGCTACGATGATGATGCAATACCACCTGATGAAGGTTCAGGTGCAAACAGGCAAATATGGTTAGATGAATGTTATGCACATATTGATTTTGATGGCGATGGTATTGCAGAGTTAAGAAAAATTACTAAAGGTGGTAATGAAATACTTGAAAATGTAGAGATTGAATATATACCATTTTCAACAATATGTCCTTTACCGATACCTCATAAATTTTATGGCATGTCAGTTGCTGATACAGTCAAAGACATACAGTTAATTAAATCTACAATAGTTAGAAATATACTCGATAACATGTATTTAACTAATAATGCAAGGTATGCAGTTCTTGCAGGACAAGTAGAGTTAGATGATTTGCTTACATCAAGGCCAGGTGGAATAGTCAGAATGAGATCACCAGGTGCAGTAACACCCTTGCCAACACCACAAATATCACCTGATGCTTTCAATATGGTTAGATATTTAGATCAAGTAAGAGAAGAAAGATCAGGGGTATCTAAAATGACACAAGGACTTAATCCTGATGTTTTAACCTCGCATGTAACTAGTGGTGCAATCTCAGCAGCAACAGAGTCAGCTATGCAAAGAACTGAGTTAATTGCTCGTATATTTGCTGAAACAGGAATTAAAGATGTATTTAGATGTATATATGAATTAGTGCAAAGATACGAAGATAGAGAAAAAATAGTATTTTTAAATAATAGATTTGTACCTATAGATCCTAGCAAATGGAAAGATAGATTAAATTGTACTGTAAATGTTGGTGTAGGAAGTGGCTCACAACAAAGCAAAATGCAAACAATGAGCAGTATTATGAATATCATGCAAGGATTGATACAAAATGGTGCTATGGGATCACTTGTTACACCACAAAATATATATAATGCAGTAAGTGAATTTGTTGCACAATCAGGATATAAAAACTCAGATATGTTTGTATCTAATCCACAAATGATGCCACCACCTCAACCACCACAACCGACTGTTGAGGAAAAAGTACAAGCTCAAAAAGCACAGGTTGAATTACAAAAATTACAACTACAAGCTAAAGAATTAGAGATTGAAACACAAATAAAGGCACAAGAATTAAAACTTAAACAAGAAGAAGCTGCTGTAAATCTAGCACTTAAAAATAAAGACTTAGAAATTAAAAAATCACAACTTGAACTTAATGAACAAGAACTTGCTCTTGAAGCTGTGCAAAACAGACCTATAGGAATAGGGCCGACCTAATGGCATATCCTAAATATAAACCTGATTACAGTAAAACAAGTAGAGGTAAATTAATATCAAAAAAAATTAAGATATTAAAAAAAGAAGGTAAACCTCAAAAACAAGCAGTAGCTATCGCACTTAATACTTATCCAAAACGTAAAAAGTTGCCACTAGCATGAAAGACTTAAACGAACTCAATCTCGAAATTGAGATTATCAAAAAAGATATAAGTGATATAAAAAACAATCATTTGCAACATATCGAAAAAGATATGCGAGATGTCAAGATTGAGATATTTAGATTCAAGTATATTGTTTATGGTGCAGTTATTGTATTTGCACTTGTAAGCAATAACATGCAAGAGATATTAAATTTATTTTAGGAGAAACATTATGTATGGCAAACCAATGAAAAAAGGAAAGAAAAAGAAAAAAGGTAGATGTTATGGGTGCTAAGACTAAACATTATTTTAAAACAGGTAAAGAGTTTAAAGGAGCTGTTCATAAAATGCCTAATGGACAAATTCATACAGGCAAAACACACAGCAAAACTTCTAAACAAGTTGTTCACTTCAAAGATTTATCTGCAAGAGCAAAGAAGGTAGCAAAATCATGATGAAAAAAAAGAAAAAGAAAAAATCTTTTCCTGACTTAAACAAAGATGGAAAAGTAACTCAAGCCGATGTCCTTATGGGTAGAGGTGTTTTAAAAAAAACTAGGAATGGAAAATTTGGTTGAATAATAAACAATTACAAAATTTTTTATTAAAAAACAGAATTTCTATCAATGAGATATTTAATAAGACTGGCATACCTGCTAATCGAATGAGAGGATATCTCGCTGGGAGAATAACTATACCTGATTATGTATCAGATAGAATCAAACAGTTAGGAGAAAATAATGACGACTAAAGAAAAACAGATCAGAGATGGTCAAGACGCAGAAAATATTTTAGAAAATCCATTAATAGTAAATGCTTTTAATCAAATATTAAATGATGGTTACCAACAATGGATATCAACAAAATCTGAAGATAAAGATATTAGAGAATCTCTTTATCATCAACAAATTGCTGCATTAAAATTTAAACAAGTTTTAATAAATACTATGGAAAATGGAAAATTGTTAGAGCAAGAAAGAAAGGAGAGTAAAAATGGCTAAAATAAATAAACCAACTCCACAAGACAATATTCCAATAAAAGAAAGCAAACATAAAGGGATTCCTGTTACTGATGTCGCATCAGCACAGGAAGCATTACTTACTCAATTACAAGCTCCAGCTTCGGAACAACCTGTAGAGGAAGAAATGCAAACAGAAGTAGAGGAAAATACTTCTGAACAGGTAATGGAAAATACCGAATCAGTTGAAGAACCAGCAGAAAATTCTAACGAATTGACTGCCGATGATTTAGTTGAAAATGACCAAGAACAAGTAATAGATGAACCTAGTACATATACTGTTAAAGTTGATGGTAAAGATGTTGAGGTTACCCTCGATGAACTTCGTTCAGGTTATTCAAGACAAGCTGATTACACACGAAAAAGTCAAGTATTAGCAGAACAAAGGCAAAAAGCTGATGAAGAATTAGCTGCCACTCAGCAAGAAAGACAGCGATACATTTCTCAACTTGAACAATTTACAGATGAAGCAGATAAAAAACTCAATGAGTTTAAATCTTTTGACTGGGCAAAACTCAAGGAAGAAGATCCAATGGAATATATGACCAAAAGAGATCAATACAGAGAACTTCAAGAAAATAAAAGATTAGTTCAAGAAGAACAAAATAATCTTCAACTTAAACAACAGCAAGAAGCACAAACTAAGTGGCAAGAAGAACTTGCTAGACAGCAAGAAATAATGGCACAAAGACTTCCTGATTGGAATGATCCAAACAAAGGCCCTAAATTGAAACAATCAATTAAAACCTTTGCAATAAAAAAAGGATTTACTGAACAAGAAGTTAATAGTCTTATAGATGCTAGATCAGTAGACGTTCTTCATAAAGCTATGTTGTATGAAAATCTTTTAGATGCAAAAATATCTAAAAAGAAAGCAAAAGTTGTTCCTAAAGTAACAAAACCAGGTACAGGTACTACTAAAGGTGAAGTCAATAGCGAGAAAGTAAAGCAACAACGAGCTAGATTAAGAAAAACAGGTAAAATTGGCGATGCTGCTAAATTACTTGAAGGATTAATCTAATACTAAACTTTTAACACAGAGGTGTAATACAAATGGCACAATTAACAAATACATTTGAAACCTATGATGCTGTGGGAAACAGAGAAGATTTGCAGAATATTATTTATAATATTACTCCAACTGATACTCCATTTATGTCAAGTATTGGTACAGGAACTGCAACATTTACTAAATATGAATGGCAAACTGATTCTTTAGCATCTGCTGCTTCAAATGCACAAATAGAAGGAGATGATTCTCCTAGTGCTGCGATGTCTGCAACTTCTCGTGTTCTCAACTATACACAGATTTCATACAAACCTGTGATGGTTTCAGGCACACAAGAAGCTGTTATTCATGCAGGTGTAAATTCAGAATTAGCTTATCAAATAGCTAAAGCTGGTAAAGAACTAAAAAGAGATATGGAGCTAGACCTTACTGGTAAAAACGATGCAACAGCAGGTTCAGGTAATGGTGGAGCTGCTCGTAAGTCAAGAGGTTTTGAATCTTGGACTACAACCAACAACTCTTATGGTTCAGGTGGTTCAAACTCATCAGGTTCTGTTACAGACGGAACTCAAAGAGTTTTAACTGAAGCATTACTTAAAACAGAACTAAAAAGCTGTTTTGACAATGGTGGTGAACCTGATCTATTATTGGTTGGCTCTTTTAATAAACAAAAAGTTTCAGGTTTTACTGGAAACTCTACAAGAATGGACATGGCAGAAGATAGAAACCTAGTGGCTACTATTGATGTTTATGTTTCAGACTTTGGTGAAGTTAGAGTAGTAGCTGATAGAATACTTCGTTCTTCAGGAAGAAGTGCTTTATTAGTTGAAACAGAAATGTTTGCTACACATTTCCTAAGACCTTTTGAAACTCAAGAGTTAGCAAAAACAGGTGATGCTATGAAACGACTATTAGTCGCAGAATGGACACTATGTGCTAAAAATGAAGCATCATCAGCTACTATCGCTGACTTGACAACTTCATAACAAATTTCATATATATTAATATATATGTTAGGGGGAGTTTTGTTCCTTAATTTTTACTCCCCCACTTTTTTAGTAGCATCAAATGCGTAAGTCTTGTAAAAGCAATAGGGTTTGCTCTGCTACTAAAATCAAGATACATTTAATAATGACCTTGAAGAAGGTATCGCTTCGGAACGAGGGTTATTAATATTGGAGAAATTTAATGAGAACATTAAACGATTATTTTATAACAGCAGAGATAGAAGATATATCTACTGCATCAAGTACGTTTGTACCAGTTCCTGATGGTGGCAGAATAATTAAAATTATTACTGCACTACAAGGTGCTATAAGTGGTGGTAATGCTGCTATTAGTTTTGAAATTGGTGGTACTGCTGTAACAGGTGGTGGCATTACAGTTGCACACTCAGGTTCAGCAGCAGGTACAGTTGATTCAGCAGTACCTACAGCAGCTAATCGAGTTGAAGAAGATGGAACTATCGAAATGATTACAGATGGTGGTTCTACAGGAACTAAAAAATTATTAGTAACATTTGTAATTAGGAGATAAATATGGCTAATTATGGTTTAAGAGTGACCAATACAATCAAAAGGACTGTAAATACAGGTTCTCAGCAAACAGCAGCAACTAATGCAAGTACAGAATACGTCAGAGTCATAGCTGATACTGATGGTGTGCATATCGCATTTGGTGCTAATCCTACTGCAACCACAAGCTCAACATATCTCGCAGCAAACAATGATGAGATATTTAAAATTGATGGCGGTATGAAAATTGCTGCGATTGTGGCAAGTTCTACAGCTAATCTGTATATAGATGAGTTAAGTGAATGAGTAGAAAGATAGGACATAATCAAATATTTCACTATCATAATCCCACAGGGGAGTTTGCAATAGAACACATTGAAAATATACAACCCCTTATTGACTCAAACAAACGACTACAACAAGAAGATCACCACATAGCTGATGATTTTAGGTTATCTGCAAGGATTCCTATGACTGTGTATTACGAATGGAAAAGTAAATATGGGGTTGATATGTTTAACCCAAATCACAAAGAGGGCGTTAAAAAATTAATCAACAGCCCTGAATATAGATACTTAAAAACAACCAATAGAAAAATATAATGGCACTTACAAACTACTCAGAACTTAAAACAGCTATATCTAACTGGTTAGATAGAACAGACTTAGATGATAGAATACCTGAATTTATTGCACTTGCAGAGACAAGACACAGAAGAGATTTTAAAATAAGGCGTATGGAAACAAGAGTTACAGCAAGCACTATAGCTGATACTGAATATTATACTTTGCCTGATAATTTTGTTGCTATGCGTAACATACAACTTAACACCGATCCTAAAACAGCTTTAGAATATCTTACACCTGAGCAAATGGATAGAGTTAGAGCAGGGAGCAACACAGGCAAACCAAAAGCATATTCTATTATTGGTAATACCTTTCAGCTAAGACCAATACCTGACGGGGTATACGAAATAGAAATGCTGTATTTTAAATATTTTACAGCTTTATCAGATTCAAATACGACCAATGACATGCTTACATTTCACCCTGACGCTTATCTTTACGCAGCATTAGTTGAAGCAGAGCCTTATCTCTATAATGACAAAAGACTACAAACTTGGTCAGCTTTATACGATAGAGCCAAAAAAGATATAATAGATTCAAACGAAAGAGACAGACATTCAGGAGTAGCACCGACTACAAGAATTGACTACGGAGCATACTAATGACCACATGGACAAATGTAAGCGATGTAGCACAGGGTTATTTTGAGACAGAAGATAATATATTCTTGCTTGCCGATGAAGATGGAAACATCTTCCAACAAGAAGATAATAAAAATATAGCACCTGGTAATTGGCAAGATATACCAGCAGTAGCAACAACAACTTGGACAGTACAATAAATGGCAACAAAGAAATTTTCAGAACTGACAACAACAAGCACCCCTAGTAGTAGTGCTTTGTTTGCAATTACTGACTCAGACACATCTGTAGCTGTAACTCTTGCAAATGTTGCAGCGAATATGCCTGATTTAACAGCTACAACTGTTACATCTTCAGGAGCATTAAGTGTTTCAGGAAATGCTACTTTTACAGGTGATGTGACTATATCAGGCGATGATTTATTCATGTCTACCAATACAAGTGGGGCAGCTTTAATTGCAGATGGCACAAATTTTAACCCTGTGGTTATTTCAGGCGATATAGCAATAGCAACCAATGGTGCAGTAACAATACAAAATGATGCTGTTGAAGCTGGTATGCTTAATGACAATGTCATCTCAGGTCAAACAGAATTATCATCAGGTGTTGCAGACGCTGATGAGCTTTTAATTTCAGATGCAGGTACTTTGAAAAGAGTTGGTCTTGATACAGCAAAAAGTTATTTTGCATCAACGCCTACTGCAATAACAGTTGCAGATGAGTCGTCAGATACCAGTTGTTTTCCTCTTTTTGTCACAGCAGCGACTGGCGACTTAGGGCCAAAGACAGCATCAGGATTGACTTTCAACTCAAGCACAGATGTATTATCAGGCACGTTTTCAGGAAATATAACAGGAAACGTCACAGGAAATGTAAGTGGCACATCAGGTTCAACCACAGGCAACGCAGCAACAGCAACGGCTTTGCAGACTGCACGAAACATTGGTGGTGTATCTTTTGATGGTACAGCAAATATTGACCTACCTGGTGTAAACTCAGCAGGGAATCAAAACACAAGTGGCACA